TATCTAATTGAGTAGATTTAGCGGGTGGTTCAGGTAACTGAGTTCCAGATGTTGGGAATCCAGGCACACTTATCACTGCAATTGCAGGAGGTGTTGGTACTGTTGGTGTTATGCTAGGTGCTGATGCATCGCCTGAACCTAAATTAACAAGATTATCTACATTTACTGTTGTAGCATAGAGGTCCATACTTGAGGCGCCTAGTTTCATAACACCAGTAGATTTAATATTCATTGCAGCGCCAACACTTATATCCATTGCAAGGCCTGCTTGTATTTGCATTGCTCCGCCCGATTTAATTGTCGAGATTCCCAATGTATCAATACTTAATGCACCACCAGTTTTAATATTTGTCGCTGTTCCACTTAAGAGGTTAAATCCTGGTGATGTAAGAGTTGGAGATGGAACAGCACCTGGCTGACCAACTACAAACGGCGGTGCAGGAGTAATTGGAGGTAAAGCACCATTCATATTGATGTACATATTACTTCCAGTAAAGTGGGTGTCGACCACACTGGTAAACTTCAGGGCGGTAGTTGAATAGACCTCATAACTATTATACGCTGTATGATAAAACTTCTGAGCGGTCATCGTAATGTCTATATCGGAACCAATTTGAATCTCTTTCGCAGCTTTGAGTGAAAGTGTACCAACATTTGCTTCGACCTTTACGTCTGCGGCCCTTGCCTGTATTTGTTCAGAAGCATTAATATTAAATTGTCCGCCACAACCCAACAATACATTTCCACGCACAATTTGTTTATAGTCGCCTTCAATTTCTTCTGTCTTGTTTCCTTTTACATATACATGAGCATCACCATGAATCGTAACTACATGCCCGTTACCTGCGTGTTCATGTTTCTTTCCAGAAGTTACGTTATATTGATCGTCTGAAGATTTTTGAGTCATTACACCAGCTGAATCGATTTGAATATATCCGCCTTCTTTATGGTGAATCATGATTCTTTCACCACCAGGTGTGTCATCTAATTCGATTGCATGATGAGCTGTTTCAATTACTCTATTATAAGGATACTTTGTATTGTAAGCAGCAGATGGTTCAGACCACGTCTTGTCTGTTCCACCAACTTTTAATTTTTCTCGTCGATTAATTTCTTGATCGAGAACGTAAGTTTCTTCAATGTTCTCACCACGCATTAATCGAGAATTTTGTGGTTGACCAAAATCCCTTGGTGTTGCACCTCTTGCTTGCAAATCCCCATCTTCGCCAGGAATAACACCCCATCCTTTTCGTGGATCAATACGAGTAGCATTTTGCGAAGGAATTAAACCTAATACAATTGGTTGCTGAGCTGCTCTTCCATCAATAAACATTCCATATACAAAAGAGTTTAAAGGTGGAGGTGGATTGTTTGGATCGTAATTACCGGCTGCACAAATGGCCCAAGGTAATTCAGTAGTAGGCACTTGTTCATTTGTTCCATGCACACTGAACGCACGAACCTTTACACGACCTTCGAGTTGAGGATCGTTATTGTTTTCAACCACTCCAATAAAAAAGAGTGGATGGCTTAAGCCTACACCTAATTCTGTATCAGTCATATTTTACTAACACCAACTCTGTATTACAATTACCAGTAACGATTGCATGATTTGTAGCATACACTAAATAGTTACCGGAAAGTTTATCATTATCTTCTTGGTTTCTCACGGACGTCATTTCTCTTGCATCAACTTGAACAACTTGGCCTGGTTCAATATCTATACGACCGGTCAGCGCCGCAGTTACTGCTAAACGATTCATGTGATGTGAATGAGCCATACGATTTGAAATGATTTCAGTAAAATATTGTTCAGATCTTAATCCACCTGAAATACTACCTGGCTGTTGAAAGTCTCTTATCGTAATATATCTTTTTGCATTTTCATTTGTAAACGTATCCGAGATAAAATCTTCTGAGTGACTATCGTCTCTCATTTTTCTAATCTTACCTTCCATATCAATAAAGCCACCTTTCTCGGTGTAATCAAAGTTTCGATAAGTTGCATTCCGTCTTACTAAATCGATTTCAATTGCTCTATTCTTATATCCGCCTTCAAAGAGATCTGTCGTTAAATTAATACGAGATGGATTAACCATCTTCTCAATTGTTTCAACTTGAGATATAGGTTGAGTAGGATCTCTTGTAGCAACCGCACCATAAGATAATCTTTTAATTTGATATTGATTATCAGTTGCTCTTTTAATGAGAGCCTCATCTGTCATATAATAAAAATTAGAAATCGTTTCAAAAAATCTAAACATACAAGAAGGTGATTGATTACTATACGATCGAATAGCTAAAAAATCAATTGCTGCTTGAGGAGATAGATTTGGAATGATTACTTTGAGCTGGCCTTCTGAAGGTTGGATGTACATTTTCCTTCTACCACTCGTATTTCCTACATCATATTTTTTAATATCAAAATTGAGTGTTTCATTTTCTGCTTGTGTCGTATCTTCTGTAGAAGGATTAAGCTTTTGATTATAATACTTTTCAAAAATCCTTTTAGCAGAATCTGATGCTTTTGTTTTACTATATGATTCAATGATTTTTCTTTTCGATGCTTCGTAGCTAATTTTTGAAATAAAGTGCATCGTATAAAACAAACCTGTAGCTGCTTCATTTGGTTCAACATCATCAATCTTATATACTTGACAATCGAGATTCCATTTCGTATTGAGATCATCACCGATCAATTCAAGTTCAAGCGATTCTTCTCCGCGAATTGGCCAATGTTCAAGTAAACCAATTGTATCTAAAACTTTACAAGAACCTTGCCAAGATGGCATACTAATCGATTGTGCAAAGTTTATTTCTACAATCAATGGAAGAATGTCACGCGTATCGTTGTTAAAGGCACTCATTTCTGCCTTTGTAATTCTTACTGATGACGGAGCAAAGTCAGCCATATTAGTTTCTTATTGCTTCTCTGTGTTCGCGGTCGATTTGATTTAAGAAACGCTTATCAAACAATAAAATTTCTTTTTTGTTATTATTGACATCAACTTCGTAGTCGTATAGACGATAAGGTACCCATTCGTCTGGAATGATTCGACGAATAATAATTCTTTCTCCTTTTTCAGTACGAAGAATTACACGATCTTCTTTACGCAAGTAAATCGTTCTAAAAGACTCTGGTGATAGAATAAACTGGTTAATAGCCATTTACAAATTCCTTAAACTGGTCTATAATAATAGATAATGTTTTCGTCAATATTTTCATCCCTTAACCAATCAATCACTGCTTCTCCAATTTCTCCAGACTGGAAAGCGTACTTATCAATTAAAAACTTTTTAAAATCATCTTCTTCGAGTGGCCATTGATAATAAGGATCAATGATGTTATTGGCCATTAGTACAATCCAATCGTAATCAACACTTCCGTAATAATCCTGTGCTATGTCTTGTGGCCGCTCACCTTCCTTTACCGTATAAGGCATATACAAATAAGGATTCGAAGTAACTTTTTGAATAAACTGAGATCGTCGAGTAATATCGCGACACCGCGTTCCTTTATAATTGATAACTGGAAAATGTTCGAAATATTTAGCCATTACCATCCCCCGGATTTTCTGCTGTTGCTACAATTTCTGGTAGTGCTTCAAATCCACCTTCTACATCTTCTGCTGTTTCAATACTCATCTCTCTAAACGATATTGAAATATCAATAGCCGCAGGTTTACCACCTTTAATAATTGCACTAATTGCATTGCCGCCTGAGTAGTTAATTGATACGTTATCAATCATACATGGTTTAAAACGTGGATAGAAAGAAGGATCAACACCAATTAAAGTTAATTCTGCAATTGCAGGATAATTTAAAAAGAGTCGACTAATTCCTGCGCCATTCTCTCCTGCAGATAGACTTTCAGTTGTTGGTAGTGCATTTCTTTTGAGTGTAGCAATAATTTCTTTTATCTGTTGAGAATCCTGAGCATTCGATGGGAAAAGACTCCAACTAAACTCGAATGTTTTGAGATTAACACCTTGGAATGCAAGTGTTTCTCTTGGGTTCATTGACTTGCCAGTAATCTGACTTACAGCCTGACCGATTGAAGGATCTAAACTACTCAGTAAGTATGTTGCTGCTTGGGCTGCATTACCAACTGATGCGCTTTTTAACACGTCAGTAATTCCCGAAAGAGCGTCTTGGAACGCGCCAGAACCATCAAATTCACCCGCGCCGATACTTTTGAAAACGTCATAAATTTGATTTCCAATTTTACCTGCAGCACCTAACAAATCGCCTGGAAGCGAATATAAACTTTGGTTTGTATCTACGCCACCAGCCAATGTTCTTGCAATAGTGTCTACAATTGGATCTCTTTCAAGATTCGTAATATTAAGAGAAACACTATCTGTTATTTGAGATGGGAAAGGAAGTTCAATTGATGCTTGTTCTTTAATATCAACCCTTACTTGTCCTTGGCCTTCATCTTCTGCTTTTCCTTGTGATTCTAAACGAGTCTTTGCAACATATCGAGCATCAAGGTTTTTATAATCATATTTTTTAAGATTGATTAAAAGACTGTGAGGATAAGGTGTAGCAGGAAACGAATAACGAGCAACCCTCTGATTACCCTTTGATCTTGACATAACAAGCTCTGGTCTTGTGGATGCAGTCATGTTTTTTCCTGATTAGATAAATAGTAAATGGACGATTCTATCACTTATTTATATTGAAATCTTAAATGGCGTACAAAGGTAGATTTAGGCCGGTGAATCCGGCTAAATACAAAGGAGACCCAACTAAAATTATTTATAGGTCTTTGTGGGAATTTAAATTTTTCAGACACGTAGATAAACATCCGGATGTTATTTGGTGGGCTTCTGAAGAATTAGCAATACCTTATCGATCACCGATTGATAGTAAGCCACATAGATATTTTCCAGACGTGATTGTACACGTAAAAGACAAGAAGACTGGAATACCTAAAACAATTATGATTGAAATTAAGCCAAAAGCACAAACCCGTCCACCAGATGTAAGCAAAAAGAATGCTACAAAATCTGGGCGTATATCTCGAAGGTATTTAAACGAGGTAAAAACATGGGGAGTGAATGAAGCTAAATGGAAAGCGGCGAGACAATATTGTGAAAGTCGAGGTTGGGAATTTGCTATATACACAGAACACGAATTAGGAATTAAGTAAATGGCAACTACGTTTGACGAAATCTTACTCAAAGGCATACGTTCTGGTCAAGCACCGGGTAGAACAAAATCTGCTCGTGAGTGGTATCGTAATCAAGCCAAAGGTGTTAAGTCTTCTGCGGTTGAAACAGAAAAGATGGTACGAGAAATGCGTAGTAATGCAGTGGGTCGTATTACTTTTGGTGAAATGTATATGTTTCGTTACGATC